TTACTCTTCAATTTTCTTGCTTCGCTCTACAGTAATATATTCATTTGGAATTACTAACTGCTTTTCAATATCTTTCAGCTTATAAGAAACTAAAGTGCTTTTACCAATGCCTTGAAATAACACTTTAACATCTTTAAAAATAAAGGTTTTATACTGACTCAGTTCCTTAGTTGTTGTTCTTGGCAATTCAATTAAATTTGCATACGGTTCTTTAATATATAAGGTTGCCTTTTCTATTCGTACCCCAGTATTTTGCATAGTGTAATTTAGGAATGCTTTACCAACATCACCAATAAGGATAAGGGGCACAAGTGGAGTCAAGCTAATAAAAAAAGCTATTTCTAAGCTATCTCTAATATGCGTTTCTAATCTCTTTAATTTTTTTCTTGCGAATGCTTTAAGATTTTCACTAGCATCAGGATCATCAACAATATCTGCTAGATTTTCAAATTTTATATTAAATTCTTTAATCTTCTGCCGATTCATGTAAAAAGGATAATACGCAAAGGCGATAAAAAATACGGTAATTCCTATGTATAAATTGACTTTCCAATGCAATAAAAATATGCCGTGAATAACGTATAAAAGATAAAGAGAGCCAATTAACGTAATAATATTAATTTTTGGAAAAGGAAGTTTTTTCCCAATTCTAATATGAGGTGGTAAATACTTATCAACCCAGCTTAAGACAAGATAGGTCACTGGAGCTAAGGATGTGCCAAAGAAAAATAGCATAAACCCTAATACAGCGTAAGCAATAGAGAACGCAGCAAAAATCAGTAGAAAAATAAGTGTATCACCAAAGCTAATTTCCGACGGGATATAGCCAATTGTTAAAAGATAAGCAACTAAGCACAACACCCCTATTGCAACTATCGCTTTAGTCATTGTCAGTGCAACTTCATGCCACTGCCCCAGATTATTTACACATCTCGTTATCAAGTCGTTCATTTGATCTAACCAAATTTTATAAATTATTTAGAAAGAGATAATTACCTTTTTCATAAACCGCTCCCCAGCGGAGTAATCGTCTTTTGAAATTTCCCCAAATTTCAGAGTATGTCCCCACATACTATTCAGTAATGTCACAAAAAACTTATACGTTTTCAGGCCATGTATTTTAGCTTGTATTGCACTAGTTTCTACTTTAAACCCATACAAAATTAAAGTTCTATTGTGATATAACTGCTTGAAAAGAATAAATGGAACAAATACTTAAAGTATATTATGGAAATTTATTTCTCAAATTTACAGATATTAAGCATTTCAAAAGTAATTAATAATTCTACAAACTTTCATAATTACAAATAGATAAAAATAAAAAATCATACCAAGCTGGTCTAAATAGCAGAAAAAAGGTCATATTCTTGAGGATTTTTTAGTCCATCACAAAAAAACATTACTTCTTTAGCTTTAATTCTATGATAAGCGCTATAATTTAAATCATAATCAGTCATTTGATAATTTTTATAAATCTCTTTTATCTCATCACAATTATCATAAGAAACGATCCATTTAGATTTAATTTTATCTAAAGCTTCTCTTATTTTGACATGATCCTCATGAACATAGAAATTTCGATAAAGGCCTTGCCCTTTTACATAATAAGGAGGATCTAAGTAAACTAATGAATTATCAGGTAAAAATTCATCAACTTTCTGGATCAGCATCAAAGCATCTTCATTATAAACGTGAATTCGGGAGGCATTTGCTCCAACTTTTTCAATACGTTTACTTAGATTTGCTTTATTAAATCTAGCATCAAGGGTGTAATTACCATCTTGCTTCTTCCCTCCAATTACACCACCTTTAAGGATACCTGACCTATTTGTCCTATTCAGAAAAAATGCTGCAAAACCTTTAAGTAAATGATCGGTACAAGACCAATCATTTAAGATATATTTCTGTTTATGCCATTCATCAATAGTTATTGGTGAATCATGAAGTAATTTCAAAAAATCATCAGTATGTTCAGTTATAGATTTCCAGAAACTATATACAGCTATATCAATATCATTGATATGTATATCTGAAACGAATCCACTATAAAGTAAATCAAGTGCAACACCCGCCCCACCTGCATAAGGCTCAAGATAATGACCACCTTTTAATCCATTAAAGTTAAAAATAGATTTCACAACAGGAGCAAATTTTCCCTTTCCTCCTGGGTATCTTAAAGGCGTAAAAAAGGTATCAACACTCATTACTTAACAACTAGATCTTTTATGCAATTCTATCATCTATACACGCCTTTAAACACTTAGATATTTACTTAATTTTTAAGAAGTCTTTTATACTATCTTTCATAGTAGGATGATTGGTACTTATCACGTATAAAAGAGTTTTCTTAAAATCTTCCTGAAAAGTATTATATTTCTCAGGATTATAATCAATCATGACTCTGAAAGGATTATCACTAATCTTTCCTTTGATTAGAGATTGAATAATTTCATTTTTATAGAAATTTTAAATTTTTCTCTCGCTTTCCCTCCTGACTCACTACTCGAAGCTCTTTTCTCTAAAATGATAGTTTCTAAGTCATAATTTTCCGTAGGAGTTTGGTCAAGATTAAAAAATTCCAATATTGGAGAGGCTATTCTTAAAAATACTGGTTTAGAAAAGCTAATTTTATTATTTTTCCAATACATATCATCGGCAGGTAATCTATAAAGAAAATCAAATAAGAGTTGATCTGGAGGTAGGGTTCCTGGAAGACAAAGAGTGTTTTTGAATTTATTTCCTTCTTTCTCGTCCCCATCAAAAATAATAATGCTATTTCTTGAAAATTCAGCAACATTTCTTTTTATCAAATCCATATAACTTTTACATCCAAGAGTAATTTCTTTCATTGGATCGATAATTTTATTAATATTTCTTTCTCTAATAAGAGCTTTAAAGAATTCATAAGCCTCATCATCTTCATAATAAATGTTTGTTTTAGGTATTTTTTTTCTACATCAAATTGAATTGTATCAATAAACAAATCTGCATAAATTTTATCCCAAGAATAATTTTCAGCTACTTCAACACCTCCATAAGTATCAGTTAAGTAAATAGTTTTATTATTAGATTTATCATATTTAGATTTTTCAAAAATATTTTGAATTACTATCGGAGAATGAGTTGTAAAAATTATCTGTAAATTCAATCTCTTAGCAAAACTTTCTAGAATTTTTATTAATTCTACTTGTGCAGCTGGAAATAAGCCTGCATCAATTTCATCAATCAGGAGAATTCCACCATGATAATCAACATATTCTTCTTTTAATTTTGAAATGAAAAAAGAGCCATTAAGATTTGACCAGTATTATCCTCTCCAACCGAAACAGACTCATGATCATAATTATTTCCATGAACTACAGCAGATTCGATTGTACCAGTCGTTTTTGATACAGTAGTTCCACTAATTTTCCTAACAAGCGATTATTAGTGATAGTGAACTCTCTAGAAATTCTTGTAAAATATTCTACCTCTTCTGAATTAAGACTATATTTACTCTCTCTCCGCAATTGGCATTAATCTTTTTAAACTTAGATAAATAAGAGGATGAGTAACGTTTCTGCTCGAGTTGTCCTCAGCATCAACTTTAAATTATCTCTTACAACTGGTCTTGATTGAGGCCTATCTTCAGAACCATAAAGACGTAATTTTAAATCTGGAATTATTTTTTTAAAATATGCATCAAAGATTTCAAACTCTACATCCATAGTACCAGGTAAGTCATAAGTTTTTGAAAATCTAAAATGTTCTCTAAAACTCGATTTAAAATTCTTACCAGCCAATGTCTTAAAATTAATATCACTACCATCAAAATGATTTTTATCAAAATTAAAAATTTGCGCAATCATTCCTAAAATTGTTGATTTTGAAGTACCATTTTTTCCACAAATAACTGTTAATCTATCGCCAAGATTTATCTCAATATTCTTTAATCCACGAAAATGATTAACTTTTATTTTTTTCAATTGAGTTATATTTGAAGTCATAGTGCAATATTAGAGTTACAAACCTAACACAATGTAACAAACAGTAATTAAAAATGGAATACTAAACACCTTAGTCAATATATAACTATTCGTCTTAGTCACCAATTATTTAATAAGTATTTCTAATTATTATAGCTAATAGCTAATTTTTTTTAATTAATTCTTTGATTTAAATTATTTAGATTGGGTCTTTAAAATGCTTACAACTATACCTGTAAAAGCTTGAAGTAATAAATTTTAATTATCAATAATTAAGCTGAATCAAGAATGGTTAAATTTAAGGAATTAAAAAAGGCTTAAACCTCTTAGATTTAAGCCTTTCCGCTTTATACGACATGATATTCACTTATATAAAGCTTATGTATTTGGTGGAGATGGCGGGAGTTGAACAACTATTTTAAACTATTGATTTTATAGCTAGTTTTTTGCTGTGTAACATGCTGGTATAACTCATGTATAACATTTAATTTTGATTAAGTATGATTAACAACAGTCTCTTTTTTGTTCAAGTCCCACTATAGGAGTTGAACTCATTTTTAAGAATTATAGACCATTCCCGTTTTATTTTAGTTTACTATAAAGATCAATATAAAAATTATGATAGAAACGCGTTCTTTTTCTCTTTATTTTAGGGCTTACAACTGAGCTGTATGTAACCGAAGTTTCCTTTATTTCTTCCTCAATAAATCCTAAAACTTCTAGATCTTTGAAATTACTCACTAAAAGATTTTCAAATTCCCAATATTTGTTGTAATCGGTTGCATCTTTTGGCAATCCTTCACAAGGTATGGATTGTTCACGAAGCCTTTGAGGATATTGCAAGTCATCATTAATTACTTCAAAAATATGAGCATCAATTTTTTTATTAAATTTATATACTTATTAAATTGGCTTTTATCAGACTTACCCTGTAAATAGTTTGAAAGTTAATAGCTAACAAATTTGCTTGTTTTTCTATATATGTACTTTCTAAAATTTTAAATAATTCAATTCCTAGTCGATTGTTATCTTGATTTTTACTAAAGAAATCTTTCACTTCGCCTTCATCTAAATCGATTGTCTCAAGAAATGTTTTTATTTGCATTAGATACAATGCATCATTACATTGATTTACGTGATCTTTAATTTCATAAAAGGAATTTTTTACAGCTGAACCTAACCCTAGAGTTACTGAGTCCACCACTGCCAATCCACAGTTTTTAGCTATTATTTCCAATAAATTCATTTTAACATTTCTTCCAAAAACAAATTATATTAATATCTTACTTAAAATATTCACTAGACTTTTCTTCTGAAAACTCCATACATAATTATATAAAACCTTTACTCTAAAATTGTCATACTAAAACTAAATAAATAAGGAAATAATCATGTGCGCTAATTATGAACCAATTTCAAAAGACCGGGTGCACCTGCTAGATCTATTCGAGCCAACATTCGACTATAAAGAAGATGTTTATCCTGGCTACGACTGCCCTCTTATTTTTTCTAAAGATGGCCAGATAGAATGGCGCCAAGTTAAGTTTGGCATGATTCCACCTTGGAACCATGACTTAAAGTTCTCAAAATATACTTACAACGCTAGAACAGAGACGGTTGATAAAAAGCCTAGTTTTCGACATGCATGGGCTAAAAGCCAGTTTGCTTTAATACCTGTAGAAAAGATCTATGAACCAAGATATGTGAATGGCAAAGCGGAAAGATGGGGAATTTATCGAGAGGATGGCATGCCATTCACTGTGGCTGCCATTTATGAATCTACAATAATTGACGGCCAGCAAATTAGATCTATGTCGATGCTAACCATCAATGCAGACAATCATCCTTTTATGAACCAATTCCACAAACCTGAAGATGAGAAACGATCAATTATTGTTATCCCTGAAGAATATCGAGAAGACTGGTTGAACTGTAAAAAAGAAGATGCTGATCAATTTTTCTTTGAAATGCCGATCGGCGAATTTACTGCTGACTACTTCCCAAAACCAAAAAAAAGTGCAAATTAGCACCGTTGATTTTCCGACCAAATGCATCGTATAACGCGACAAGTTACGACTAGTTATTATTTATCCACAACTTTTTAAATTTGAATTTAAAGCAAGCTCTAGCATATCATCTTGATTATGTAACAAAATCAAGGAGTAACTATGAGCACTATCGAACCTTTTATTATTGAAATAAAGCCACATCTCAATCTTGGCAATGCTTTGACTGATGTCGCCTCAATAAAATTAGTTACTCCATCAACGCATTTATCAATACCATTAGCTATTGAAAAGGTATCAGCTGGCTTTCCCTCTCCTGCTCAAGATTATATTGATCGTTCACTCGATATGAATGAGCACTTAATCAAAAATGCAACTTCAACGTTTATTGTCAAAGTTGCATCACTATCAATGCTCAATGCGGGTATAGATATTGATGATGAATTGATTGTGGATCGTAGTCTTGATGCAAAGCACGGCGATATTGTTATTGCACTAATTGACAATGAATTCACAGTTAAACGATTAATGATCGATGAAAAAGGCCAATGGCTTAAAGCAGAGAATCCTGAATATAAAAATATCTATCTACAAGAGGGCCAAGAACTAATTATCTGGGGCGTTGTCACTCATATCATTAAAATGACACGGCATTAAGTCATGAAACATGAGAACAAAGTATTTTTTCTCATCGATGTGAATAACATGTATGTTTCATGTGAAAGAGTCTTTGACCCAAGTTTGAACAATAAACCCGTTATTGTGCTCAGTAATAACGATGGGTGTGCCGTAGCTCGTAGTAATGAATCAAAAGCTTTAGGCATTAAAATGGGTGTGCCTCTTTTTCAAATTAAAGACATTGTTCAGCAACATAACGTAATTGTTCTTTCAAGCAACTATGCAATGTATGCAGAAATGTCACGGCGCTTTCATACGATCCTTGCTTCTTACGTAACTTCAGAAGAAGTTGAACCATACTCGATTGATGAGTGCTTTGTTGATTTCACCGCCTATGAAAAGAATTTTGACTTAGAAAAAGTCGGGCAACAAATGCGCCAACAAATATGGAAATGGCTTGGTTTACCCGTTTGTGTCGGTATTGGCAGAAGTAAAACAGAAGCAAAGATTGCAAATCATATTGCTAAAAAGAATCCCGGCTTTAACAGTGTTTGTGATTTAGTGAATATGGATCCTTGCAATAAAGAATATTATTTCTCATTAATTGAAGTATCTGAAGTTTGGGGCGTTGGCCGTAAGCACTCTAAAAAGCTGCAAGGTATGGGAATCAATACAGTGCTTGATCTGGCATGTACTGAAGCACGCGAGATGCAACGTCATTTTTCTATTGTCATGGCCCGTACAATTAATGAACTACAAGGAATCTCATGTATTGAGATCGAACACACTCCCCCATCAAAAAAGCAGATTGTTGCCTCAAGGTCTTTCGGTGGTCGCGTAACTGAATTAACGGATCTAAAAGAAGCTATCTCTATGTATGCTCAAGATGCTTGTAAGAGATTGCGCGATGAAGGGTTACTCTGCGGATGTATGATTGCTTTTGTACAGTCAAATCCTTTTGATCCCAATGTGCCGTTTTATAATAAGTCAGTTAGCTATACATTTCATGAACTGACTGATTGCGCTTTAGATCTAGTTAAAGCCGCTACGGTTATGGTGAGTCATATTTTTAAGGAAGGGATTAAATATAAGAAGTGTGGTGTTGTACTGACATGTTTAGAGCCCAAATCTGGCCATACTTACGAACTTCTTACTGACTTTGAAATGATAGAAAAGAAAGAAAAATTAATGAAGACGCTTGATAACGTGCATACAAAATTTGGAAAGAAAAAGCTCGGCGTTGGTCCATGTTATGTACCTGCTAGAAACTGGTCAATGTCGCGGGATAAATTGAGTAGAAATCCTTTTAGGTGGGATGAATTATTGACTATAAGTGATTAATTTATGAGAATATTAAAAACCGCATTATTTAGAAATATGAAGTTTAAAATTGAAATTTTCCAAATCTTAAGTGCTGCAATTTTAATAACAGTCTTATTTATGGCTTTTACTTGGATTTGTATTCATTATCAAAAACCTGAGGAATCTTTTAAAGAAGCAATTAGTCTTACTGTATCTTTTATGGGAGTGATTGCTACTGTAGTAGCTGCACTAATTGCAGTCCTAATGTTTAATGATTGGAAAATAGTTGCAAAGTTTGAAAGAAATAAAGAGATCATTAATGAATTTTGGTTACAATATATAAAAGTTAAATCAGAATTAGTTTTATTTGGAACAAAGATTACACAAGCTAATGAAATTGGAACAGTGCAAAAATATGAAGTATTAGATTCGATGTCTGATTCATTTGTAAAGCTATACTATTTACAGCAAAAACTAGAATCTTTTTTTGATATTAGTGAAACCAATAAAAATTTTACTGAATTAGAAAAAATAATCAAATCCTACACACAACTCCTTGCCCCGTCTAATGAAATAAATTCAGAATGGCAAAACAAAGAAAATCTATTAATAAATCGATTAAATTTACTACAACCAAAACTTTATAAAGAATTAAAACAACTTAATCCAATATGATTTAATATTAAAATTTATTTAAATATTATTTAAGCTGTGTATCCAACAAAAGTGAATACACAGCAATAATAACAACTTTATAAGGAAATTCGATTAGCAATCCAACCATAAAAAAATTGTTCTTGGCTTTTATTCCGCTCACAAATCTCGATATAGCGCTGACCTTGCATAATGTTCAGAACTCGCACCAGGACTTTCTCGCCATCTTTGCCACGTTTTGCCAAATAAGTTTTAAGAGCACCTAAGGTATTAGAGCCATACACTCCATCCACTTTCAAATCAGCATATCCTGCTTTGCCCTGATTATTCAGTAGGTTCAAAGCACGCTGTAAAAGTGGTTTTGCGAAGTTGATACCACAGTTCACACCCGTATCTAAAAGCTCTTCAGCTACAGCAGAGCTAATAGTATTCACCTGATCAAAATATGGTTCAATCCAGTACTGCTTTTTATAAATTGCTTTGGCCACATCAAGCGGTAAATCTTTCATGCTGCCCTTAAAGCCGTTAGTACGTGCTACTGCTTCAGTAATACCGTACTTTGTTGCACCGCCCCGATCTGCTGGGTTATTTACATACCCGCCTTCTCGTTTAATCAGATCTTCAAGATATTGATCAATATTCATTTCAGTTTCCTTTAGGCAATAAAAAACCCCGCAAATGCGGGGTTTTTCTGATTTTTAGATTTTATGATACTTTTCGGAGACGAGATGCATGAATGGTGCTGCGCATATCACCCTTGAGAACTTCTCGCATACTTGGAGTTTTTGCACAAGCAGACAATACACACTGAGCTACCAATTCATTAACTTTTTGTTGTTTTGTTTCAGTTAATTGAACATGACTTAGCAATGAAATAACGTTCATAATTCCCACACCTATTTAGTAAGGTTTATTGACGTCGAAAGGCAAGCCAACGCTTACCTTCAAACTTAACTGTCAAACCAGCTTTATCTAATTCTGATTTAATGGATTCTGCTGCGTCATGCATTCGCTGTAAGAATGCTTGACTATAGTCCGTACGTGCGTAGATTTTAGTCGCACTACCAGAACAATCAGCATGCTGCAAGAATTTTTGAATAATAAAGATCAAATATTCTGCGTATTTCGAATCATATTCTGAATCAACTAAACTATCAAGCTCTGGGCTAATGTAGATATCAAAAATCTTTAACGTTAATTCACGTCCACGACGATGATAACCGACTTCAACAATAACATTTGGATGATCACAATCATCTTCACAAATACCAATGTAAGTGTTTAGACTTTCTCGCGTTAAATAATCCCCATAATCTTTACTTGCTTGAACGTGTTCGAAAAACTGTTCATTTAACTCAATTAATTCGTCATCAAGATTTAATGCTATACCGCGATCAATCCAGTGTCGTGCTGTTGTTTTTAATAATTCTTCGTCAAATGAAATGATATTCAATTTTATTCCTCTCTTATAAAGTAAAGACAAAAGAAGATAACAAATTATAAAAACAATATAAAGAAGACACTAATTGATACATTAGTATTAATAGACCGCCCGAAGGCGGCATTAACTGTTTTCAATGTCTTTTCTGGCTTTCTTAAACTCTTTAATCACTTCAACAATCGTTTTCCCTTCCTGTTTATCTATGAAGTTAAAAATCCAACGGACCAAAGCCCAACCGGGTAAACCACAAACAAAGAAGAAACCACCCAGAGCAATCATCCCCATACATCAGTAACCCATTCATGAAGTCCCCACTTCACAATAATGAATGAGCCGCCAGCCAAACTTGATACAACCGTACAGATCAAGCCTACGCCCCACTCTTGTGGTGAGCGTGGCATACGAGTCATTAATACAACTGCTGCAACCAATGCGACAGCTAGAGTCACCATAATTGCTGCACCATAAAATTTTAAAATTGCTGTTAAACCGCTTGTAGAAACTGGTTCCATGCCTTTTACTCCAGAAGTAGGCAAAAAAAAGCACCCATTTGGGTGCTATGTAAAAATTTAAATTAACTTTCAGAAGTACTTTGAGTAATCTGATTTGTATAATTCCAGACTGTGTTTTCCCATACATCACTTGCAGCAACACGAATGTAATATGGGGTAGTTGGTTGTAGTCCTCCAAAAGTAGTTGTTAGATCTGTGCCGGTCCATGACGGCGGCATTTGAGTTGGATCAAAATTAGGTGTTGGACTTAGCCACACTGCATAGTCTTTCAGATCCGGTACTTCACTAGGCACCCAATTCACCGTAATAGAATCTACAGTTGCTGCTGTGTACACATTGAGAAGTACTGGCGGAACCGGATTACTAATACTCAATTCAGCAAAGGTACTAACTTGGTCACCATTTTTGCTGGCCACTCGAATTGTGTAAGCTCGGCCTAAACCGTCTTGTTTGGCTTCTTCGATCGAATAACTATAATCCGTATTAGTTGTATCAACTTGACGAATCATTGTCCCATTAGACCAGACCTGAACACGATAGCCATCTGCACCAGTTGAGCTTTGCCATTGAACCTTGAAAGTGGTACCAACAAACGGTGATTGGAGGGAAAGACCTTTAACACCTGCTGGACGGCCGCCACTTAGAGTATGGCTATACGCCGTAACCTCATCTAAGGTTTGCTCCTTACGTTCCAAACCATTAAAGCTTGTGAACTTTAAAAAGATTTGTTTTTCTACTAGACCCTCATTGTACGGATATTTGAATATAGCTTTATCCAAACGAACAAATGGCTCACCAGCGTTGTGGCTTTGTGCATCATCAAAACGTCCACGTAAAACATCACTTAAGGTATAAAGACCAGATCCGTTTAAGGTGGCTACCTGATAATTAAAATACTCATCCCCCACTTTACAAAGTGTTTGGTCAGCTTGAGCATCTTCTAATGTTCCGCTGAAGATCTGGCTTGCTGTATTTAGCTCAACTTGTAATGTCGTATCATCTGCATCAATTGTTGTAACAAGCTGCCCATAACGTGCCGATCCATAAATTGTGCCAATCATTTCATATGTCGTATTATCAAGGCTCACCCAAACATTACATCCACCCCAATTAGCCCCGCCCGAGACAGCAACCCAAACTTGCTTCTTGCCGTCTGTTAGATCCATTGGTGGTTCAAATATAGATGGGGCATTCACATTGCCCGGCTCTTCATTCCCGCCTTGATACCCATTAGACGCTTGAGAGTCATACTCAATGGCAGATCTTGAACCGATAGATAACTCTTCTGCAGTAACGGTTAACATGCCACTTTCATCTTCCTCAATACGAGTAATACGTACCGGGAATTTATCAAGCCCTAATCCCGATTCAGTTAACGTAAGAATATCCATTGGCTCTAGTCGGCAGTACTTCCATCCCAAATCAAATTCATACTCATTGCGAACATAAAGCAGTCGTTGTAAGCGAAGTTGTGCAGCATGGCGGGCTATTTTTGGCTCACAAAAATAATGGCATTCCACAGGATCCTCGGTACGCAAGCCAAACATTTCAATATTTGCTTGGTCCTTGGCTTCTGTAGTTTCAGTGTTGTACTGGTTATAGCGATTAATGTATTCAATCTGCACATGATTATAGGCATCTGTATCACGGCTACGGCGCACACGTACTGGCTCATCATCGCCAATAAAGTCATCATCAGTTAAGTGGTAAACCGGTGTGAGATCAGGTGTAAAGGTAACGCCGTTACCCGTTATTGCAGAGTCCCCGAAAGAGCGTATCTTTAAGCCATCTGGGCTTGGTACCACAGCACAATTAACTGCCTCGACAATCTCATTGATAGTTTCATACGCTGGACGTTGTTCTGTGAATGCGGGACTAATTAAAAGATTAGCTGCTCGACAATAGGTTCTAAACTCTTCAAGATCCGCAATATTAAGATTTGGGGCTGCACCATGACGTGGATGAGTGATGAAATCTTCAATAACATCTGCCGGATTAGCATCATCAATTGTGTCAGATAATGTGATAGTACTGATCACTTCAAAATTATGATTTGAAAGGCTGGCGCTGTTCCCCATCTCATAATTAGCGCATGCCACGTATCCCAAATATGGATAGTTAATTGCCTGTTCTGGATGCTTTGATACTAACCATCCCCACGGCGGATTATTATTTCCATCGAATAATTCAAATTTTAACTGATCGATGGGATCTAAAGTAATAGACCCTTGTTGTTTAGGTACATATTGTTCTTTATCTACCCAAATTAGGCCAATCTTTTTAATCTGGTTTTCACATAAACCGAGCATGAGAGAGGCGCTATAACTAAAGGTGGTATTACTGGTTTTTGTACCCCCACCCTTACCACCAGACTTTTGAACTGTTGTATGAGGTGTAGCTGTAAAATCTCCATACCAAAACATATTAGCCGCTACACGGGTTTTGCCATAAACCAATGGCTGGCAAAGCCCATAAGCTGACTGCTGGATCCGCATAGAGTTAATACGGGTATCCGTTGTACTAATTGTAGTACTACCAAATAATCCACCCATTTATTTAAGCCTCTTCATACGAAAAAACCCGGCAATTCGCCGGGCTAAACTTCCTTTTGTTCCATCTTGGATAATGACTCCCTGATGGATATAACTGTGAATGACCTGTGGCCACTCAATCACAATTGCACCATGACTGATACACTTGCCAAAGTGGTATAAAACTATATCCCCGGGTTGTGGTGGCCCTTCAATCGGATCACATACACCTAAAATGAGCTCTAAATAGCGTTGTCCCATCTGGTGCATGTGCCAGTCTGGTGGATATGGTCGCGGATCTAGGTGATCCATGAGCCCTACTTTCTCGTAGACTTCACAGATCAATGTTCCGCAGTCCACACCGACACCTTTAATACGCCCTTGATGATGATATGGGGTACCGAGCCAAGTTAAGGCTTCTTGAACTGCTTCGAGATTTTTCATACTCCCCTCGGAAATAAAAAAGCCCAATTAAGGGGCTAAATATAGTTACTTAAAAAGTGATTCCACGATTTTTCATTCGGTCCTTAGCACGCGAAGCGACAGCTTTAATCTCGTCCAAAGTTAAAGCCTTATCAAAAATAACTGCTTCATTATATGTCGCAGATCCTGCTGCGCCTGTATATGCGACATTACCAATCCCAAATTTATTTAAGGCCGTGTCATAGCTTGGAGATGCATATGTAGCTTCATTACTTGACTCAGTTCCAGCCTGCTGAACATAAACAATTCCTTTCTTAGTTGCTTTATCAACACTAATTGCAATAAAGAAATTATTGGTTTGTGTGATTGATGCAGCTGGTGTTAGTGATCCAATGCCTGCACCACCCGTCCCGGTTATTGCTTTCAGAGTCAGGTATGCTTTTCCTGCACTAGCAAATCCTCCAAGGCCACTGCTTGCTGTCGAACCGAATGGGACCAAGTTACCTAACAAGATTGACAATGCTGTAGACGAACATTTTACAACTGTACACAACGTTACACTCTGATTTGAAGAATCAATCAAGTCAGATATAAGCGCATTACCATTTGCAATTGAGAGTGTTACTGAATTATCTGTATAAACAGGCTGAACTGTCGCACCACCCTGTAATGCAAGCAATTTGCCATTTACAACATCAATTAGTGATGATGAATCCCCACCAAACAACCAATGGCCATATGATTCAAATTCATAATTCGGAAGAAGGTCTTCTACATTTGATAGTTTTGGTAGAGAACGTTTGCTCACAAAATTCTTTGCTTGGAAAAATAATTGATTCATTCTTAAATTCCTTTGTCTACAAATGCAGTTAATTCAAAATGTGGACATACGTGATAAAGTGGTTTCATAACCCCAGCAATCTCGATTTGATCTGTAGTTGAATCACGAAGATTGCCAGAAGCTCCACCCGTTAAATTTATTCCAGTACCGAGATAATCAAGCGCATACCGGACTTTGACTTCGCCAGTTGGAGGTTCGGAAATCTTTAAAATTACCTTATCTTCTTGCGCCGTAATATTTGAGATAGTGGCCTTTGATCCATTTACAAGAACTTTAAATCCGTGATCAGTTGTTAAAGCTAAAGTTGTTGTATCAAGTACAAGAGGGGCCTTCGGCACGTCAAAGTTGATATGAATTTCATCACCGATTAGTTGAGCCACTTTAGGATTAATGAAATCAGGCTTACGGTTATCAACAATTAACTGTTTATATGCGCGGCCAAAATAAGCCCCCATCCACTTGTAACCAACGTTTGTAAGGTGAATATTGTCAATTGCATACGGCATGTGATACACAGGTGTAGCCATCAAAAACTTATCTGATTGCTGACAAAGATGCAGTTGAACAAGAGCTTGATCCGCCCATGTTCTAGCAGCATAGCTCATTTGATATGTAATGAATTTCACATCATCTGTCTGACCAGTAATGGCCTTGATGTCGGCATTTGCATCAACTTGCAGCTTCTCTAATTTTTCTCGATAAACGTTATAAGGTGTTTGAGTGCTAGTTATTGCATCATTCTCACCTTGAACCCAACACACGACTTGAACTTTGTAATCATCACCATTTAGACGTTTTGCTTCAGACACATGCTCGATAAAAAATTGTACCAAGCTGTACCTTTTTCAAGTTGATCGATTCGATAACCACCATGTCCAGCAGTTGAGGCAAAAATTACGTGATCATGAGGATCAATCCCATTTTCAAGCATCATTGCGCGGCTTGCATAATTTGCAGCACCGGAACAACAGGTCTCTCCGCGATTATCATAGCCATCTGAACTTGGATTATTAAATTGCTCAACCAGTGGAATGACTGAATTTGCAGCTGAGTCCTTGCGTGGGCCCGTGTCGAATGTCACATTAAAATAAGGCTGTGACGAACTTAGAATCGTGGTTGCTGTTGCTCCAACTGATAGAGATTGACCATAAAACAGAATGTGATTAACAGCCTTCACGAGGGGTTTTTGATTTGGTAGCTCTAGCCCCGCGATGAGCTCTTCAAGTCCAGCAATAATTGGCACATCATTCAGCATGTCATAACCGATCAATATCTGCCTACTAGAATCACCTAACAAACCTAAATATCGACCATCGTTATAAAGCTTAAGCCCCGGTACAATTTCAACAACTTGCTCAAGCATCCCCGCATAAATACCTGTATCTTTTTCTAGGTCATAACCCAACAAGATCCGACCAACACCGTCCAACAAAACTCCAATTTTAGTTGGATCGTCTGATTTAGCCAGTCCAAATAGCTGTGATAAAGTTTCAAAAACTGCTCTTTTTATTGCTAGATTAAATTGCCCATCTGTATAGGTTATTGCCTGATCAAGATCACTTAGCTCAGTCTCTACCCAATAATTTCCTTCTGGTGATCCTGCTGGTTTATTCCAATACCATACCTTCCCTGTATCTAGGGCTTTTGCATAACTTTGGTTTTTAACGGGTCTTGAAGCAGTCAGCAAAGCAGTGGTTGCATAGTTAGGGCTTTGAGATTCAATTGGTTTAATGAAATCCACAATTGCACCAAGATTGGTTTTAAATTGTGCCTCTGTGACCGTAGGCCCAATCAGGGCGTCTTTATCAGGAACTGCCATAATATATTTCCCAAATAAAAAGCCCTGTTTTTAGGCAGGGCTTTAGTTAAATATTAATGTATTAGACGGACGTTTCAGGTACAGGTACAAATGGTGCACCACGGAACCGAGAACGGTTGTTAAATCGGTTGTCACATGTATCGAGTCGTTTGTCACACCCTGGATAAACTTTAATTGTTTGCCCTACACTCGGCACTTCAAGAAGCGGTAACGTTAATAACAGAGCACCCGACTCATGCAATCTGACTGTTCGCTTGATTCCTGTATTGACGAACTCCACAACACCTTGGGTAAACCAACCTTGAGGCTGACTTAAATTGCACAAAATACGATTAGTAGTACTACCTGCTTGCACTGAAGTAGTTACCGAAAAATTATCTCTTGATAACCCGCAAGCACCATCAAACAGCGTATTTAAACAACCTGGTGTGTATAAGTTCCTTGGCATCTGAAGTTTTAAGTCATCCACTTCTGAAACCACGCTAGCGTTAATTTCATAACGATCGAGTTCCGGCTCAACAATGCGACCTTCAAATAAAACTAACGTGCCGGCACTCGTATCAGTAGGAGTATTTATATCCATAAAAATACGTTCAAGCTTGAAACGAGCACCATCTAAAACGCCGTTATGAAATGCCTGAGCTACAGGTACGTCACCAAATTTAGTACTTTCATTGGTTTCTATTTTGATAGAGAGATTATCAACTTCAATACCCAAGGAAAGGCTTATTCCTTCTCGACTTATGATTGGTCCATCAGCACGAAACTCTTTGCCTTGCACCGTCAAATGAACGTCATAGTTGGTATAGCGATACTCAATACCTTGTATGGTCGTAATAGTATAAAGATCGGCCATGATGAACTGATCAGCATCTAACAAGGCTATAAGTTTTGGAGAGGCCTGTCTCATATCTTATTCCCCAAAGAACCAATTAATTCAACCTTCCCAGCTTTCCAAAGCTTATGCATAAAGTTGACATATTGCTGTGTGTCATCTTTAAAACGACAACGGTAGTAAAAAGTACCCGTTACAGTTACCTTTACACCCTCCTCGATCGGCTGTGAAAGTACATATTTACCGTCACTCGTTATCTGAGCAGTTGCGTTATTCCACATAAGCTTTTCTTGGTTTGTGTTCCACATTGTTTTGGCTGGTGTTTGATTCCACATGTTGGGATCTACTTCACCTACAATCTGCTCCTCTGTATTACCTAGAGGCAATTGGCTTGTGTACATATCCTTGTATAACTGGAAAGTTGTAGCAGTTCCATCACCAATAAAAGTGCAACTAAACTCATTGTCATCAGGCATCTTATAAAGAAAGGAATCAAATGCCCCACGGCGCTCTAAATAAAATCCTTGAAGTTGCTGCAATTCCTTTCTCCCCTTATTTTCGCGCAAGAATGCGTAAGACAACGAGATTTCATATTTAGGTGAGGCCTGAAAGCTTGCTCGAAGCTCCCGGCCATTAATGGAGGTCATGATTTTGGTGTTAAACATGGGAGTAATAGATGTATCCCATTCAAGACCGGGTAATTCTGGAAACAATACGTCTGACATGAATCCTCCTTATTTACCAAAATTACGGTTATAGCCCTTAAGACTGTCTGCTAATTCACTACCATGCTTCTTGAAGAAGCGTCGAACATCCTTTGAATCCCAAGCCTGAATGGTAGGACTGAAAATAACGGGCTGTGCAGTGTTCTCGCCACCACCTCCCAGACCACCATTGGCCATAGATTTACCTAGGGCACGAATGGTATTGGCATGCTGTTTCGGCAATACCATTTCTTCTTCGTGCAATTGCGTCATAGGGTTTACACCGGCAGGAATGTCGTAACCGCCACGAGCAGATTTAATCTTTCCAGCAAGTCCAGCCACTAAACCAAAAGCAGCCGCACCTGCACCAACGGCAAGAATTGGACCAACATATGGAATTGCGACCATCGCTTTAAAAGCTCCGGCCATTGCTTCCCATGCAGACATCATGATGCCTTTGATAGCTTCAGCAGCTTTTAAGCCTAAACGAGCTAAACCACCAGCTGCAGTAACACTGGTACGTGTTGCTTCACCTGCAATGGTTGCCCCTGTTTGAGCAGCTTGGCCAGAAGCTTCAGCGGCTGTTTCAGCACCGACAAATCCAAGTTTACGAGCCAATTTAATAGCTTGGATTCTTAACCAGCCTTGTAGCTCTTTAGTAGCTGTTTGCAAGGCAAATTGCCCCATGTCAGCAAGCACTGCTTTAGTTGCGTTACTCCAAGTGAGGGTACCATTCATAAGAGACTGAATACCCTGATCCCAAAGGTTAGAAAGTCGAGAAGTAAAGCCACCGAACTTGGCCTCAAAGTCTTTCATTTCCGCATCACTGATTAAGCCCATAGACTTAGTGTCAGCAACTTTCTGGTCTGTCTCTAAATCAGAAATGTTGTTTGTGATTTGGTTTTGATTACCTTGTTTGCCAGTAATGTTGGTCTGCTCATTTTCCAAAGCTAAACGCTCTAAAAGACCTTGCCGTTTAATTTCACGTAATTGATCTTCAAGCTGTTTTTCCAACTGAACTTTACGGACATTTGAAATTTTCTTGGCATCAAATTCAGCTTGGATCCGTGCCGCTTCAATTTCATAAAGGCGCTGTGCTTGCTGTTGATAATTGTCTATTTGTTCTTCACGAGCTTTTTTGTATTCCTCAAACTCTTTTAAACGAATAGCAATGATCTTGTCGGATGCATCCTTTTCGGCTTTGACTTTCGCAGCAGCTTTTTCATCTGCAGTCATCTTGGATTTTTCAATCTCATCTAACGCCTTTTGAAGATCTAGAGCCACTTTCTTTTCTTCGGATGCATATTTATACCGAATATCAGCAAGTGCTTTAGCTGCCTGTTCAGCTTGTCGCTGCCGTTCCTTAGCCTCTTGTTCTGCTTTAGATTTTGCAGACGATTTAGAGCCGCCTTTTTCGTCCTTCTCCCCAGTACCAATACCAAGTTTAGTATTTGGTGGTGCAGTACCTAGGCCTAGCTTAGGTGGTTTAGGTGGCTCAAAAGGTTTAGTAGGATCCTTAAATACATAGTTGGTAATCTTCTGATTGCCAGCAGTTGTAACTTCAAGAATTCTTTTACCAGCCGTGACAAGTGAATTGGCTGCTGTAGTGGCTCCTGCATTCCAAGAGTTTTTCAGGTCAGCCATTCGTCCTTTCATTTGGTTTGTATAACGATCAGTAATACTACCAAGCTGAGATAAACCACCCTCCCATGCCGATTTTGCACCTGAGAAGTTAAAATGGAGGATGTTATTTACAACGCTACCAAATGTTTGAAACTTTACCTGTAATACATCCAGACCATACTGAATAGTACTTCGTACCATATCAAAGCCAGCCATAAGGCCATTAAAAGCAATGATTAAAGCTTGGCATACCGTGACTACAACGGCACGAATGATTGCAAAAGCAGATTGAACGCCTACCTGAAAGCCGGTAACTACAACACCTAATGCTCGTAGTACTACAGATATAGCATCCATAAAGCCAATCTGTTTATTTGCATCGTCTCCAATGCTTCCAGTCAAGTCACTCCAAATTGCTCCAATCGTTGTGAACTGCTCACTTAGAATGCTAAACAAGCTTTCAAAAATGCCAATAATCGATTTAATTGAATCATCAATGGCATCCTTGGAATCAACCGCAAAAGTTAAAAATTGATTAGCTAATTCAATAAGGGATGGAGCTGCTTGTGCTGCAATACGGGTTAATACTCCTTGAAGTGTTGTTTGGACAGTCTCAAGGGACGTATTAAATTCTTTGGTAGCAGCTATGGCATCTTCACTCATGATTACGCCTAAATCATGAGCCTGTTTAGCGTACTCTTTTAATTTTTGACCGTTGTTATCCAATAATGGAGCTAATAATGTTGCATCGTTCGCAATGGCTTCCATATAGAAAGTCATTTCAGCCTGTGACACATTGGCTTTTTGCAAAGTCTGGTAGTACTTTTCTAGGATTTGCGGACCAGATAAGCCTTTAAATTGTTGGGCAGTGACACCGACTTTTGGCGCGATCTTCTCAAAGAAATCAGCCATCTCACCACCACCAGTTTGCATGAAGTCACCAAACTTATCGTTTACATCTTTCATGATGTCCGATAGCTTGTCCTGCTCCACGTTTACTTTTTTGGCAGCAAATGCCCATTCTTGAAATTCTAAAGTATTCGAGTTTGCTAATCGGGCTTGAATCTCTAACTCTTTTGAAGCCTTACCCACTGCAGATACAAGATCAGGAATTGCTGCAACCGCTTCCGCTGCACTTCTAGCAATCTCTTGGCCAATACCAACAAAAAAACCGCCTCTGACTAAAGATAGGCCATTAGTCAGCGAACTCTTAATATCATTGCCTACGGTCTTAAATTTATCCGAAAGGCTTGTTGCAAAACCATTTAACTCTGACTTTAGATTTGAAAGATCAAGTTTAAAATCGATACTCTTTCCAGTGCTTTCAATTTTCTTGGAAGCATCTGAAACTATTTTTTCAGCATCTTGCATCCCTTCCTTGAGCTCAGAAGTTTTTGCACTGACATGTACTTCCACTCGATTGTTATTCATAATTACTATCTCACAGGCACAAAAAAACTGCCGTGAGGCAGTTTCAAAAAAGGTTTAATTGTTTAAATTCAATTAATTTTAACTTTCAATATCTTAATCAAGAGATTATATCCCTCAGTATTAAGATGTATTCCATCTCCAGTATCATAGGATTTTTTTAAAAATCCTGCCGAATCTGCAAATAATCCATAAGAATTAATGAATTCACAATTTGGTTTTAGACTACAAAATTTTTTCAATTCATGATTCAATTCTACAATTTGTTTAATAGTAATTTTATCGGAATTCTCTGTATATTGGTATGTAACTGGCAACACTGAGTTTATAAAAACTTTTTTGTCTTTAGGTAGTAATTCAAATATTTTTTCATAATTTTCCTCTGTACACGACAAAAATAGATAACTCATTGAAATAATGTCATAATAATTGTTTTCTAACGACGAATACTATGACACATCTCAATGAGTTATATCTTATCTTAAACAAATCTCTAAAATGGAACAAGTCACATTTAAAGTGCTTTGCGCTCATCATGCTTGTGATTATTTTAAAGCAAACATGTAATCTTTCTTCTGCATCTAAAGCCTTGCCCATCAAGTGCTTACCACAATCATTTTATCGACGTATGCAGCGCTTCTTTGCAGGTCAGTATTTTGATTATCGTCAAATTTCTCAGTTGATTTTCAATATGTTTTCATTCGACCAAGTGCAACTGACTTTAGATAGAACCAATTGGAAATGGGGAAAACGAAATATTAATATCCTGATGCTCGCAATCGTTTATCGTGGAATAGCGATACCTATCCTTTGGACATTGCTTAATAAACGTGGAAATTCAGATACGAAAGAGCGCATTGCTTTGATTCAACGCTTTATAGCCATTTTTGGTAAAGACCGTATTGTGAATGTGTTCGCAGACAGAGAGTTTATCGGTGAGCAGTGGTTTACATGGTTAATTGAACAAGACATCAACTTCTGCATTCGTGTTAAAAAAACTTCATTGTCACCAATCATTTAGGAAAGAATCATAAAATTAGTGATTTATTTCGCCATCTTAAAGTTGGTCAAATTGAATGTCGTAAACGACGGATTTTGGTTGGTCGGGTGAAACTATATATAAGTGCACTACAGTTAGAAAATGGAGAGCTTTTACTCGTCGTTTCTCCTCAGTTTAATGCCAATGCTATTCAGGATTATGCATTACGCTGGGAAATTGAAACCTTATTCAGTTGTCTCAAAGGACGCGGGTTTAATCTTGAAAATACGCGCTTGACAGACCCTAGACGAGTGAAAAAATTGATTGCGGTGTTAGCTATAAGCTTCTGTTGGTGTTACTTAACGGGTGAATGGCAACATGATCAAAAAAAAGCGATAAAAATAAAGAAGCATGGACGACTCTCAATGAGTTTATTTCGCTATGGTTTAGACTATGTTCAAATGGCGATTCAGCGTTTAATTGGTTTTGGGAAAAAAGAAGAGTTTAAGGAAATTTTGGCAATTTTAAGAAGGCAGAATCCTGATAGGATAAGGGTTCTGTGAAATTTGTCGTGTACAGAGATAATTTTCTATGATTTCTTTACTGGTTCTGTTAAAAATAAAATCATTAATCCCTATAGCTACTAAAATTTTATCAGCTTTATTAAGTGAATTATAATACTTTATGCGATTCAATAAACCAAAAGTTGTATCCCCGCCGATCCCATAATTAATTCCCTGATTGGTTACTGAATTTACGTTTAAAGATTGAGTTATACTGTCCCCTAAAAAGAATATGGAACCTTCTCTAATGCTTCCATCCATTCTTTGATGAACAACTACCATTTTTTTATAATATGGATTTAATTCTGAATTTGTAGAAATATTAAGCTTATTTTTTACCCAACTTGATATATCAGGATTAAAAAAGTTAGCTAATAATAACAAAAACATCGATAAAAATATTAATATAAAAAATTTATTAAACTTCACAGATAGGTCTCCTTATCATTTTCATATTATCCATGTTAATTGATAAGAATACTATAGGGCAGCCTTAACCACCCTGCGGAAAATTCGACAAAACTTCCAACATATCATCCTCGTCATCATCTGAAACGGTAATAGCTGGCGGAGTTTCATCAATACCCATAAATGCTTCCAAAATACGACAAAGCCGTTGTATCCCTATATGCGCGGGAGGGTTACTTTGCTGATACGCACTTAATGCTCTTAATCTAGGCAGGTCCATTTCATTACGTACATAGTCGTAATCTTTACCTATCGTTAGTACTAAATGCGTGTACAGCTCCTCCCAGTTTATTCCCCGAGCTTTCACCTGCGGGTTTACCTGTATATTCCAAGCCAGACGTTTTAGTTACTAGGGCTAATACTTCTTCCATGTTACCCATATCTAAGAGCTCATCAGAAACATATTCACGGGTAATATCCGGGTAATTCCGTTTTAAACAAACATGAGCCATATCCACGATTACAGATGCTGGAACATTGTTTGAGCTTAATTGTTCTTGGAAACGCTCAATCGTACCCAATGGTGCTGGAGCAAAAATCCAAGTCTGACCAGCAATTTCTTTACTATTACCACGTGGGTTATCAACTTGCTTAAATTGCATTTGGCATTACTCCGATAAATCGATTTTGAAAACACGGTTAAGATCGTCAGCCATAGGCTGGAATTCAAACTCAGGAATATCGTAATCGTCCTGTTTTGAACTGAATCCAAGTTTGTTACTGGTACAACGGAAGAAATTCATGTGCATGAACTTACCTTTGTAGTCACGTTGAAGGTCAACGGCAAACTCTGGCGTATAACCCATATCTAGGTTTGAGACAGTGATTGATTTAGCGCCCGCCACCATTGCTGAATAACGGAAGTTAATAAATACCGTTTTACCTGCATCTGCAGCAGCAAATGTATAAGCACCGGTTGCCGCATCTACACTGTATTGCCCTGTTGCTGGCGCTGAAGCTACACGTTTAAGTGGGATTGCTTTAGCATCTGTTACGCCTAGATCCTTTACATATGTACCGCTGTTAGGAACAACCGGTGTAACAGTGCCACCAGCCGGAATTACTTCACCATTAATGGTTTGGGAAACTGTTTCGATTCCACCTTCAGCAACAACGCCACCGAAAAAAATGGAATTTAACAATGTACCGTTAATACGCCCGAAAGAAGCTTTACATTTAATGGTACCTTTACCGCGTGCAGCATCTACGGCGAATTGACCACGACCGAAAAGCTCTTTTAAGTCATAGCTAATATCCACACCAACGGATTGCATCACCCCCACTTCAACTGGTGTGGGATTACTAATCGGTTGCCCGTATACATCTTGAATCGGTGTAGCAAAGATCTTGCCGGCACCAAATAAATATTGAGCCATTTATTTTGACCTCTCTAAAATGACAAAACCGCCATAGAGGCGGTCATAAAATGAATGTTTTGTTAATTGGTTGTGAGGATCCGGATAGGGATAATTGCAATCGCCTGATCATCCAGCATGTTTTCTACTGCTTCATATACTTCTATCGTACCTTCTATCCAGCAATGCTCTACCAAACCACCTAAGGTCTGACACTCATTAAAATCTGGATGGTCCGGCTGAATAGCTTCACGTACACGATCGATGAATATATTCATCTGCGTTGATGGCGGCTTTGTAGTGTCCGATTCATGAATATAGAGATAAACCTCAGCAGCTAGTTCAACTTTTGAATCTAAACCATGTACCGGGACTTCTTGCTGATTGCCTTGTGTAATAAACATGGCTGGGCGCTGTTCTGGTGTTACATGGTTAAAGTGACGTAAACGGCGACTTACCGTAATCAATCCTTCTACCCTTGTGCTTAACCTTTCAAACAACGCCTGATAGATTGCTTCACTATCCACCTGCTAAACCTCGCTGAATTGCTGCATCAATATTTTTCGGCACAATCTTGGCCACAATATCCAGCGAATCACGCATAAACCGCAATTCTCTAAAACGAACATTCCTAGAATGGGCCTTAATATTGACCTGAACCGGTGAAATAGGTCGGCCAAAAGCCTGCTTAATTGTCCTTAGGTGTGCTTTAACACCCAAAGCTCCATTTAGACCAAATTCATGTGCAGGTGCATAAGGTACCAAAGCACCACCAGCTCCTACAGTTCCCTCTATCGAATCCTTTTCATCATCCACCTTTGATGAAACAGATCCACGCAAGCGGCCAGACTGTACGTTCAGCCGTTGGCCACTCAACATATCTTCCTGAACAATCCGCTGTAAGCGCAAAGTAAGAGCGTTAATCGTGCGTCTTATTTCAAGCCTAACGCGATCATTCATCTCATCAAAGTTGACTTGGCTATCAACACGATAATCGCTCATAGCTTAATTACTCTTTAGCAGATGCCGCCGATTTCTTTGGCTCAACAACTTCAACATAACGCTCAAAACCTAAGGGCTTTAAAATATGGATAATGTCATTATCAGATTCTAAAACGCCGTTTTTGATATCTAGGTTTTGCCCGGCAATAACGAGTTTGGTTGGCTTATAACCTTCTGGTGCCTGATATTTAAAAGGCATGGGATTCTCCTATACAACAAAGGCGCCAACACCTAAACGGTTAGGGTTGGTTCCTTCGTCATCAATTGGAATTGAATTTTTTAACGCAAGGTAGCGTTGGCCATACATGCTTAGATCATAGAAAGCTTCTTTCGATGATCGTGAATAACTCACACTTTGGCCCGCAATTGTCATACTCGAGGCGGTACTAAAAGCAGCACCATTGCCGCTTGAGATACCTACTTTAAGAATATGCGCTGCATACAGACCTACAGCACGTTCCTTTAATGCGCCAAACTCAATTTGAGATACGACCAGATCCGCTTCTTCTAATGCATCCTGAATTCTCTCATCTGGCAAAGACATTAAACTCGAATCAGTCGAGAACTTTTTACGAAACGTTTGTACGTCCATACGTCTACCTTATTCCTTAGCCTGAGCTAACTTAGCTTGTAGCTGCTCAAGTGTTTCATCATCACTGAACGTTACTTCAAGCTCTGTTAATTCAGCCTTCACGGCGGCCAAAGCAGCTTCATCAGTGGTCTTTTGCTGGTCGCCTGCTGCATCATTTTGTTTACTGGCTTTACCACCACGGCCACCAGTTTTACCACCTGCCTTTGGTTCTTCATCTGGGATTTCCTGAACTTCAAGTTCACCGATATCAATAAGATGTTTAGCAAACTTATTTTTAGAAAGCTTCTTGTGTGATTCTTCATCCACAAGCGTTGGTGTGCCTGTAGGCAAAACAGCAATACCAGAAAAAACAAAAGCGGCCTGTAAGCCGCTATAGATATATGAATATTTCATACTGTTTTAATCCTTATACGTGGTCCAAGTAACGGAGAGAGTCAACACGCTTCAACCACACGCCTTGATATTTGTAGTGACCAGGTACTTTAATATCTAAGCCCACTGGTTGAGCTGCCAAGAATGTGACGTCATTACATTTCATTTGAATGCATGATGGATCACGGCGATAAATAATTGAACGGTCAGCACCCGCTGTACCCTTGCCATTTGAGCGACCCAAACCGCGAATGGTTAAAGGCTTATTTTGAGTGGCGAAGATGTTATTCTCTTCAATGAACTTTAAGAAAGTTTTGCCACCTGAATCAGGTACGATTCGAGTTGAAAGATGCTTATATTGATTTGATGCCATTAAGTAAGTGTCTGGTTGAACTGAAACATCACCATCAATCTGATCTTCTGCATCAGCTAAGCTTGAGTTGAAATCTGATAGCACTTCTTCAATGGTTGCTGTAGCCCAATTATGTTGAGCTGTGACCACGGTTACACCAGTTTGGTTTAAGAAACCTTTGATACCGGTAGCATCATTCCCATACCAAGCAATGTTACTTAAGTGCTTCTCAGCTGCTAAGCGTGCTGCCTGAACCTTATCAGCTTCAAGCGTAACATTCAGTTTTTGAGCGGTTTCTAGTTCAAGTACTGAATACCAATAACTAATTGTACCTACCTTAATTGGTAATGAAACAGTGTCATAGTCAACTTCAGCCACAGGAATGTCATTACCTGTACCTGAATATTCTTTACCAATCCCTACGCCTTTTTTACGGGTTAAGACTTCACCACCGCCAAAAACACCACTCACAGGTTTAACTGGGATGTACTTCGCATAATCCATGACTTGCTGAAGCTGTGGGTCCATGTCGTTAAATTCTTCCAATTTAACGAATAACTGAGCTAATGCATCAATATTAAATGCATCACCAATGTTTGCCTGAACCATTTGAGCTACTGGTGTTAAACGTAGCTTCATTGCCGCCAATTTACTCATAATTATTATGCCCCGCGTAAGCGAACAGCAGCTAAGCCCTGTTCATTTGAAATTGTTTCCCAAGATGCGTTCGGTAACTCTGTACCGTCCAAAGCTGTTGGGGATAAAGAACCTAACGGCGCTGCTGTGGTGCCGTTAGCTGTTTTGACATAAACTTTTGCGTTAATGTCAGTGACTGGTGCTGTGACCTTCACGTAAATCGAACCGATGGTCATAACAGGTGCTACATCTGTAGCTTTGTATGCCTCTTTACCATCAGCCGTTTTGCCTGACTTACCAACGCCGTGACGTACGATAATTCCAAACTTGGTGTTAGTTTCATCAGTTACCGCCGAAACTGTTTTTCCGTCAGTACTACGAACAACCACGTCACCATCGTTCACCAAACCGGTACCAGCTACAGGCAGGGATAAAATATCCTCTGGCCCAATGAGGTGAAACTTCATGCCGGGTGCAGCATCGTATTGCTTAACCATGATTTACATCCCCTTAGATTGTTTTGTATGCGTTTTCTTTGCTGTAGGTCTTTTCTTCCCCACCGCCTGCTGGGTTGCCATCACCAGCTTTAACACTTTGCTGCTGGTGAAGCGCATCACCTACAGGATTAGAAGGATGTGTACCCTTCACAGCACAGAGTGCACGGAAAGTTGTATCGATCTGCTCAGGCTTTGCATCACCTACAGCAACGCTACCCATTAAAGCAGTTACTAAAGCATCACCTGCTTTTGCAGCAATAACATCACGCTTGATTTGCTCACATGTGCAACCTTCCGTTTTAACTGAAGGTACCAATGCTTTAGCATCAGCAATCACAGCAGCACGCTCTGCAGCAGCTTGTTCAAGCTTTTCAGGCGTCATCTGGTTCTTTTCCAGATCACCTACTTTTTGCTCCAGTGCTGTTTTTTCGGCATGCAACTGATCTACAACCGCTTGAACTGCGTTCAATTCATCACCGATAGAAAATTGCTTATCACCAACTTTGAGCTTTGCCGCCTTTAAACTGTCAAGCTGCTCTTGCTGGATTTTTAATGCATCCGCTAAAGGCGTGTTGTCGCCAATGTTATAGCGCACACCATTTACAATTGCTTCCATTGTTTTATTCCCCTTTGGTGGAGTTTGCTGTTTGTCACCGATGCGGCAATCACCACCACAACGGCCATATTTAACGAGTGCTACGTGATTGCCTATAAAATTGATAAATTTGGCTTGATACGGCGTACCATCTGGCGCCGTACCCTGCTCAACGATTAATAAGGCTCCATAGCCAAGCGACATTTCTAACCGCTCGTTGCTTTGGATCAGATCAATACTGATCTTGTCTTTAATGAGCAAATCACCCACCAGATAATCGCCTTCCTGTCGGACGTTCTCACAATAGCCAATGTGATAATCCTTCCAGTTAGATGCGTTAATTTCATTTTTAGGCGGGTGATAGTCTGTAGCGTCTACACCATTGAAGCTTTGAATAGCCTCAGGCTTAAAAAGCTCTTCTGGTGGCGTATAGACATTGATAACTTGATCAGCGGTATAACCTTCCAGTGATGGAAACTCATACGCATAGTACTGACGTACTTGAGGCGCTTTAGCTAAGCGAACATTGACGCATTTCAGATACCCCTCTTTGGTAAATGAACGTGTCGATTCACTTGGCGTAAAGTCACCTACCTTGAAGGGGTAAAGGTTTTTCATAAATTGCGCTCAATAAAAAACCACCCTAAGGTGGCTTTACCACTTTTAAAAATTAAGTTCTTGAATAGGTAACCGAAAAATCTTTGCCTGCACCCAAGTCGACACCATCAATAAAAATTTTTGTTTTAATGGGTTTAATATTTGGAGGCTGAAAATCTATCTTTTTGATACTTTCCACCACCTCTTGAAACTTTTCCGCAGCTTTACCCGCTGCTTTGGCCAAATTAGGAAACCCTTCACAGCAGGGCATTAACCACGGCGGCGTGAAGTCACCGCCAATTACTAGCCCACCTTTAACTAATCCCTGTGCTTCTAAACGGCGATAAAACCGTTTTTTATTAAACTTTTTACGCTTCATGTCCATAAACCCTTATTAATGGTATTAGGCTTTTAAAGCCATAATGATCGAATCTAATTTCCAAAGCAGAATGGGAATTGAGATTAAAAGAACAGACAAGAAAACCTTTTTCAAAGTGAGTTCTCGGATCTGATTCATTTGCTCTTGTGTCAATTTTTTAGAGCTTTCAACTCCATCTACTTTAACTAATGGGGGTGTACAAACAATCGGCGGAGTGGGTCTTCTTGGACCGTGGTCCTTCCCACACTTCCAGCATTTCTCGTTTGAACTAGTCAATTAAAATATCCTCATAATTAGGCAATGCTGTGCAACGACATCGGATAGGCTGACCGGGATGTCCACCGTCTGGCGGTGAATCCCATCTAAAGGTTTTACCCTGTTTATGCTGGTGGTCTGGCCTTACACGCTCATCTTTCGCCGTTTGCCATGTGTATGTCTCGACACCCATAGAAAGTTGTCTGGCTTGGTTAATTTGGCCGTTAATCTTGCCCATCTGATCACTAGCAATAAGACGTGCACGGTAATCAGTAGATAATCCTAATTGCTTAATAGCTTTGGCCAACTCTTCATTTGTTTGTCCAGTCTGCAAAGCATTTGTGATTAAAACTTCAAGCTTATCGGCGTATTGCTGGGGAATAGACTTAATCAAACTGACGTTTGCAGTGATGTTTAGATCTACCTCATCCTGTATATCAGCAGCTCGGTAAAACGGCGTTAGATCCACACCAATAATTGTTTTGGTGTGCTCTGCTATTTGCTTGTCCACTTCCTTTTGGGTATCAGTCACAACTTTTGTGGCCAACGGGCGGGAAATCTCAACAACATACTTTGTGAGTTTTTCCCTAAACGCCGTCATCATGTCAGAAAACCAAGCATCACCGATATTCTGACCTACAGTAGGAATAACTAATTCCTTAGTTTGTTCCTGACAGTATTTAGATATAGCCAGCAATTGCCTTGTGTAGTAGAGCTCTACACGGCGATTTACGTGCACGGCTCTCGGCTTTGATGCTTTACGACCTTTCTTACGTTTCTTCGCCTGCTGGAGGTGTGGTTTCAGGATCTGAATTATCGTTGTCATTAAGCTTCACCATTGTCTCAAGCTCTTGGATATGTTTTTCATCAATCACTGAATAAACACCGTCAATGAGTAGCTGCCGTGCTATCTGTGGCTCTGTAATAATGCCCATCTCTAAATATTTAGCATCCCGTTCTGCGTTAGCTTTCTCAACCTCAGAACGCACCTTAGCGTCTAATTGCCATAACGGGTTAAACACAACATCTAAACTTGGAATCTGACGGCCAAATGTAGCTTGAACAATTACTCTTAAAAGCTTCATCATGAATGGCTTTAAGGACCATATTTGCTTAGTTGCGATACTGTCGTAATAGTTCCGAGTGTCGTGCTCACCAGTTGCATTCATACCTGCCGGTGATTGCCCGAATAAAATCGTATATGGCATATCGGCAGCACCAGCAGCTTGAATTGAGAATTCACGCATAAGATCAGGCAAGCCACCAAAGCTATAAGATTTAGAGTCATACTCTTCTTCTTTATCCAATACGAGCATACCGTTAAGCCCTTTCAGCAAACCGACACTAAGAAAACGTTCAGCAACTGATTTCATGTCTTCTTTGATCTTCTCAACCAAGTCTGGCGTTCTAATCACATCAATTTTTGATTCATGTACAAGACTTGCTGAGGCTTTCTTAACGGCGGCATGATCAAGCAGATCTTCATAAACTTCCTGCAAAACACTTACCGGCTCTTCATTAACTACATCGGCATGGCCAAACTTATATAAACGTGTATGGTGGATCCTTTGCGTTGATTTTCCGTCCAGCTTTAGTTTGTAAAATTCAGGCTGCTTTAAGAGTCCACCTGCCTCTTTAGGCGATAAATATTTACTGGTATCAGCTTCAATGTACTTTTTCTTAAGCACCGTGAAAAACTCTAAACGACCGATGCCTAACTTGTTTAAATCGAACGGTTGATCCAAGTCACCGCCGTCTACAGTCCCTAGAAGCACATAGCAAACGCCATATAAGCGAGAAAGTACCAAACTAGATAAGAGAACCCCATCTAAGTTAAAAGCCTTACATGCCTCTTTAAGCTTCAATAAATCGTTGTCTAGAATCCCTTCAAAAAACCATCCAGCTCGGAGCATGTCACTTGCTGGTCGGTTCACAATGCGCTTAGCTAACCAGTGTTGGTACACCGCTTCTAATTGCTCATCAGGAATAACCTTCTTAACAAAGCTCCCGTGTGAGGCTTTATCACGTTCGGTACCAATATTTGAGACAAAGTTTGTGTACGCCCCTGCATCGCCAATTGCATCGGGCTTTTTAGTTTCAGCCATAATTTCCTCTAATCAAATACAGTTGGCTTTTTTGCTAATGAATCATTAATTGCATCAATGGTCGGGTCCCACTGGTCGTCATGGTCATGTGACCAATCAGCAGTAAGGCCTTCAATCTCTTCAATGTAGTTCAATAGCCACGGTGCATTAGCTGGTAACCAGACACGGCGTTCTTCAACATAAAGAATGACGTCCATAGTCCTTGATAGCTTGTCAGTACTTCGCTGAATCGCACGTATTGGTAAAGTGGTCTGCTTAGATATGGATTGAATTAAGCCGGTACCACTCGCCTTATCCTCTACGGCCATATAACGAAGCTTGCCAATCTTAGTGTTGCTGTCCTTGTGTTTATTGATAAAAGCTTTAGCTTCTTTCAATAACTCAGGTGCTTCCCATTTGCCACGCTTAACATCGATGATGTAAAGGTTATTGTCATAGCCAAGTCCAGCACATAAGAACACTGAAAAGTCGTTATGCTCTTTGGTTTTTTGCGCCGTATCAGCCCAAATCGCACGCCATTTAAGAACAGGTAATTCAACGTAACGCCTGAACCATTCAGCCTTAACAAGATCACCACCCAGCTTTTTAGGGTTTTGCATGTATTGGCTTGCAAATGTGTAGCGTGACACTGTGGCACCGTCTTTATCTTCCCCACCTTTTTCCAGCTGCAGCAATGAGAGTAAAGATTCTTTTAATGGCCAGTAGCTTTGTCGGCCTTGCTCATCACGTTCAACATCACGTGGAATTTTGCGCTGTATGTGCTCTGGCAACTTACTGATGTATTCATCATCAATAAGCGCTGGAATACTGATCTGTTCCCACTCACCAGGCACATTACCAGTCATTACAAAGTTAGTCGGATCTTCAACGTGCAAACGTTGCATGATCAGAATAATTGGCGTGTCAGATTTAGCTTTACGCGAGTTGACCGTGTTTAAAATCTTACGGTTAGCTTTACGTCTTGCTGTTTGGCTAAATGCATCTTCCGGCTTTAATGGGTCATCCAGAATAATCGCACCAGTAAAGCCCTCATTAGCTAATGTACCGGCACGGCGACCAGTGACCTGCCCACCCATCGAAGCAGAATAAACATGACCTGCGTCATATCCATCGACTGTGGTTTTCCAACTAGACTTAGCGTCCGTACTGGTAGAGATCTTTACAGGCCATAAATTCTGAAAGTCATCCGACTTAACAATATTCCTTGCTGTTGCTGATACATCCTCTACAAGTGACTGCGAGAAAGACAAATACAGAAACCGCGAACGTGCATTACGCGCTATACCACGGGCAATAAGGTTTGTGAGTAATTCAGTTTTACCGCTTCCGGGTGGAACGTTAATAACTAGGTTCTTAACCTTTCCAGCGATTACCTCGTCAATCTTGTCGGCAATATATTCATGATGCCAATTGACCGAAAACTTAAAACCCATACGTGGCAAGAAGAAAGCACGAGTGAAAAATAAATGTTCTTTCTCACATTTAATCCGTTTAGCTTTGGCTTTAACAGGATCAATATTCGTTCTCGAGTTCATCTATCGCCTGCCTTACCTGCTCATCGGTAGCAGTCACATAGGTAATATTTTCGCTTTGTAATGGACCACCACCAGCGCCTGTAATTTCAGTCTTATTCGTGTACTTGCCGCCTATGTCCTCAGCAGCTTGCTTAAGAATGCTTAAAGCTGCTACACGGTTTCTACTGTGCTTTTGATATTGGCTTTCGTAGCGCTGTAAACGCACCGCTAAATTTGCAATAGGGATTGCCTCAGGCTTACCCAAAAACATTTCGCGAGTCTTTTCAAAATCTTTTCTTAATTCTTCGCTCAGGTTCTCGCCTGCCCGTTTGGTCGGGTCGTATTTCTCACACTGCTGTTTAGTAACTTTTATCCCGTATTCTTGGTTGACGAGCTCAGCAGTTTCTGTGGGTGTATTAAATACGGCAAGTGAGCGAACTATAAAGAGTTTTACCTCTTTTTTTAGAGCCGCCATATCCTCAATCCTGTCAACCTACGTCAACCTAAATAGCCAAAAAAAGAGCCCCAAGGCTCAAGTAATTACACAGTTTCCGCAGCATTTTGAAATATCAAGATTCGAAACAAACGGCGGATTTTTTGCGACTTCAATAAGTCGCTTAACATTTTTGCTTGGTCCATAACGTTTAACTACGCCAATAAACTCTTCAACGTCATGACCTGCAAGATAGTGCTTAGGAAGACCAGAACTATCGCTATAAACAATTTCTCCGTCCTCGTCTCTCATCACTCCAATGTGGTAAAGCTCATGTTCAAGTAAGTAACAGAACTCTGTATCGTTTGCACGCTCACAGAAAGAAGCGTCGACAGTTATTAAATAAGTAGGTACAAAACCAAACCAATCACGCATCTGTTGCTCTTGTCGAGCTTTACGCCAGCCACCGACATTGAACATGACTTTTTCGCACTGGCCCAACACCATAGCTTGCTTGCTTTTATATGCAGAAGAGGCCCACGCGAATGCTAAAAATTCTTCATTATCGTGAAGCAGCTCAGCTATGTGATCATGATCGGGGTTATAAAGAGGCCCACCTATCGTTAAGTAGTTGGCCACAACCCATTTCTTTAGGTCTGGTGCCGGTATTAAACGGATTGCTTCCTCCTCTTCAGCTTGGTCAATAAAATCAGTTGGAGGAAATGGTCTGATCTGATCCATTAAATATTTGCCTCTTTAAATTTTTAAGCCACTGACTAGCGTATTCAGTACGTAACTGCAAAGGTCCAGATTCATCAATGCGGCATCTTGAAGCCGTCTCTATGCGTACTACTGTGTATCCCATCTCTTCAGCCACATCGTAACGGTCCAAACTCCACGCCTTTGCAGCCAGCTTGCCTTTTCGTCCTCCAGACCAAGGTCCACCAGCAATTTCAACTAAAATACGATGTTCAATTAAATGAAAATCAAAACGCCAATGCTTTGTAGATTTAAACTGGAATTTCTTTTCGTACTTAATTTCCAGATTATCTAAAGCTTCAGTAAAGTCTTCTTCTGCTTCTAAGTACTTTTGAGTTGCCTTAGGTAATGGTCTACTTTTGGGTTTTGTTTTAGGTTCTTTTTTCCGTGTAAGCCAAAAATAAGCTTTACCGTCCATTTATTTCACCCATTAAAAAAGCCCCTAATTGGGGCTTTGAAATGCATAACTTAAGTAAAAAAATAGTTACATAATGCTTTCAACACTTTCTCAACTTAATGTTGCTTTTGACTCTCAATCATTACTAATAGGCTTTTTTGAAATTCAGGAATGGAAAAAATATCAATATATGGCATTTTAAGAATACTTTTATTTTTCTTAAGTACGCCTAAACCTGTAAGAAACTGTGATTTATCTGTTAAGAAAAAAAATTCAAAACAGTAACCCTCAAAAATGGTTAAAAGTCGAATTCGCTGCTTTTCATCAATATTACAATAAATATCCGTTATAAAATCTAGCTCCATTTCACTAAATGGTGCGATCAAACTTACTAATTTTGAAATTCTGAGATCAAAACATTCTGTTAAAAAACCTGCTCGTTCTTAACACTTTTCTTTAAAAAATTTTTCGCTACGGGAGATTCATCAAAAATTTTTAATTTCTTAAAAACTTCATGGTTAGATTCAATACCTCTCCACATAATAGACAACAAATACAAAATGAGTTTTTTTTGATCAACCCCTTGAATTTCATAATGAGAATCTCTCTTTTTATGTTTTACTGATTTCATTCTGTCTCTTAAAACATTTAAAGAATACTCTTCATACTTCTTATTTAATTTTTGTTCACATTCCCCACATAACATATATGTGGCCCACTGATCTTGATCTTTGACAACTTTATTATGCTGTCTATCAAATCTCAAAGCATGATTTGCACCTTTTAAGGCCTTTTTGAAAACTGCTCTACCAATAACATGAGATCGCTTTAATTCTTTTTCTAGATCGCATAATTTGCAAATACCATTTTTCATAAATGTTTCTTTAAATAACTTTTGATGTTTAATATATATTTTATCAATAAAAATAATGAAATAATATATGGTTATAAAATTATTTACCATTGTTTATAAAAGGAATAGCCCCGCCAATAATCGATATTCAGCGGGCTTCCTGTGCCGTAATACGTTCGGCAAACGATAAAACTAGTTGTTAGGTGCTCTAAGGATAGTTAGTACTTTCTCTGACATGTCATGTAAGCCAGATCCAATTGGTAACCAGAAATGGAACACCGTATTGTCACGGTTGTAAATCTGTTTGTAGTACTCAGTTTTGAATGATGGATCAATGTCAGAAGCCTTAAGTAATCTGCCTTCATTTTCTATCACTTGCCCATCAAGTTCACCACCAACACAAATATTCATTTTATTTACCAGTTTTTCATCAGACTGGTCTATAGCACAAAACAAAAAAGCTCATCATTTGATGAGCTTTTAATTAAATCACTTAGGTCTGCACTGCTACAAGCTGAGTACTAAAAAGATTAATTACCACACCATTCGCAAACATGGATAAAGCAATAATTGAATGTTTTTTTACCATACGCACCTCCAGCAAACTTAATGAAACAGTTGAATAGTTAGTTAAACAAGACAACAAAAAAGATAAGCAAAAGGCAACTAATCCTAGCACTACAAGTGGAACTGAACCACTTATGCATTCCTCTACAACAACAGACCTAAGTAATCTATTCTTTTATTATAACATTAATTTTCTAAAGCAAATTAAAAAAGCCCACAAAATGATGAGCTTTAATACTAGTGATTTACTTACACTTCGAACACTATAGCACGAATATGTCATATCTCTGCGCGCAATGCAAGAATTCTACTCGATGATCATTAAATTTTGTAATTTCGTATCTAAATCAATATCGGTCTTTGCCCTAATTCTTTTCTTAATAGATGAACAACTTTATTAGCATTCATATTTGATTCATTTATTAAATCAGTTATTAATGGGCTTATTTCTCTAGAATCAATTTTAATTTTTTCACCAAGCACATTCATCGAATTTAAGTAACCTTCAGACTCTTTAAGTTTTTCATCAAAATATTTTTGTATCAATGGAATTCTCTCAATTCCCTCTCCAAATAACTTGATTCTTTCATACTCTTCAGAAGCATTATTAAATAGCTTAATAGATCTAGAATGTCTGGAGTATAACTTTTCAATTTCGCTGTTCGAAATAATTAATGGATTAATTTTTTCCTGTAAATTACGAAATTTTTCTATAAAAACATCTAAAATTTATATATTTGTTCCTTCGTTGAAGTTTCACAAATAAATGCTGCTTTATCAAGTGAAGTACTAAAAGTGTGAACTAGATTTTTTTGCAATTCCCAATTTTTATCTAATTCTGATAATAATAATTGAAAACCTAAGATCATTTTTGAGTAATTTTCAACTAGCTCTAGATATACATTTTTCCTTGTCTCCGCAAGTCTTGCTTCTTTTTGCAAATGCAAAGATGTTCTCCACGAGAAATACACACCTACTGCAATTGCAATACCACCTATCACTGCCCCCCAAATAGTTCCCCACTTTTGAATTCGAGCAGCTTCTATTGTTGCTTGAATTACTGTTATTTCATCTGCCATTAATAATCACCTTAACTAATATTTCATAGATTTTGACAAATAGATTCAAGTCTACTATCTAGCCATGTTTCTGCTGCTAACAAATATTTATCAATATTTCTTCGATCAACTTTTGTATGTGTAGCCAGAACTGCAACTGGATACCCTTTTAAATAATGAAACTCAATCCATTGGTATAAATCTGGTCGAGATAACTTTAACTGCATGACTAAATGGTCAATTGCAACTAGTGCTTCATCATTCAAAGTAACCTGAATGCCTTTAGATTTAAATCCCTCTTTTAGTCTCATTAATCCTAAACTTGGAGATTTATAAATTAATTCACTAGGATTAAAAGAGGCATTTCGCGCCCATTTCCCCCATTGGGCAAGCTCATTCTGCATCATTCTGACTGTTGGCTTAATTTTTACTTCGATATTCATCAGTTTTTATCTCCCACCAATTGCTCAATTTTTTTTAACGCCAAACCTGACTTAACTTGCTCTGTGCTAAACCGTAAAACTGTAAAACCCATCATTGCTGCTGAGTTATATTTCTCCATATCCCCTAGATAACCTTTGCCCCTCGTATGGCGACCTCCGCTCCAGATCCCGCCTTCTACCTCAATCAAAATCTTTTTACCCGTTATTAAAAAATCTGCTCTCCATTTACGATCAGGATGGAACTTATATTCCTGTTCAAAACCAATCTTGCATGCTCTTAAATGCGTTGCCAGAACCACTTCACCCACACTTGGTTGTCTGGCAACTTGCTTTGCTGAACGGCGCTTTTTATTTTTCTTTATGGGAAATAACTTGCGGTATTCAGCAATGCTGACTGATGACATCAAGCACCACCTTTGAGCACTTGCTCTATAGCTTTAAGGGTTCGAATCATTGCCATTTGTAGAAATTCATGATTGCCGCGCATGTCTTCTTCAACATACTGCAAAGCATATTGAGTCTCTTTTAATGCCCCATCTAAACGCTTTTGCAGCTCCTCCACTTTCGCTTGTTGTTCTTTTTGAATCTCCCAAGCCCACTTTCCAGATTTACCCTCAAACTCACTCATGGCTGGCTCCTTTTTCTGCATCACACATTTCACATTTATCTATATGCCCCCACCCATCATCTCGAATGAAGCCAAACCCTTACAAGCCTTACATTTGACTTTCTTTTTCTCACCCACCAAGAAATATCGATCTTTCTGGTTGTAGGTAATATCAATAGAACCTGAGTAATAGCGCCTTAACGCCCCATCAATATGAAATTCGTGTGGACCTACACAAAACATCCACCCCGAATCCCCGCCGCACTTTGTAAACCATGTGAAATATGCTTCTCTCCATTTCACATAACGGCCAGACAGATGAGGAGTCAACAATTCAATTAAACGTGCTCTAAGCATCTCCATGCTTGCTGACATATCTCCATAGTGATATTCAAGATCGTAGCTATACTCGCCTGTGTTATATCTAGTTGGCATGAGATTCACCGCCTCCGTATATTGATTCGTGGTCGCGGATAGCAGTCATCACACGCTTAATTGAAATGGAACCATCTGGAATGAAGTCGCAAAAATCATCAAGAAAGCTCAATCTCCCATTTCCCACCATGCGAACATGCGTGTAACCAACATGCTTATCTGTCGTAATGAATGCAGGCGTTAGCTTCTCAACTCCACCTAAATCGTTGATGATTTTCAAAGACTCCACCAGACGTTTAAGCTCAACCAAATCTACAAAATACTTCTCACGATCTGCTGGGCTGATTTCTACACTTTGACCACATTGGAACTCATAACCCTCGTTCCATTCAGTTGCGTTATCGGGTGCTGAATCTACGATTTCCTTCGCGTATTGCAGTCCTTTATCTCTAATCAATTTAGTTGCTTTCATGGCTGGCTCCTTTCTCATCAAGCTCTTTACGCGCCAACCACCACCAAACCACCGCACCGCTAATAGCTGCTGTAAAAAATGAAATGAGTAAACCCCACGCTAAAATCTCGAATTTATTCAAGCCGCCTCTCCTTTACCTTTTTGTTGAAATCCAACCTGAATGAGGTATGGCATCAATTTTTGTTGTTGCTCTGGATCTGCAAGTTTCACTGCGACACGTGCAGCAAGTTGTTCATAGCTCTCGTTACCTTCAGCGTATTTGCTTGCAAACTCAGGATGTACAGAAAGTTTTTGAGCAAATGAGTAAATCTGTTTTGAACTAAGAGTATTTGATTCTCCCTGCGGGACTCGGACCTGCGTTCCAGAATTTGTTTTTTTAGATTGTTCACGTGCTTGGTATTTTCCACATGCGTTGATTAACCAATCTGCAAAGTGGTAATTCATGAGTTCATCGCAAAGATTCTTCTCGGCGTTGTAGAGTTCAAATGCTCGTAACTCTCGATCGAACCAATTCGCATTTTTAATCTGCTCGTAAGTTTCCTGATCAGTTGCCAAAAGAATTTCTTCACCAAGTTTTTTCAAACTCAACCATGTTTTTTTATTTTTAGATTCTTCTGATAGATTCTTTGAAAGATTCCGTGTCCCAACGTTGGGACTGTTTAACGGAATTGTTGGGACTCTTTCATGGAATTGTTGGAACTGTTCCGTTGTTGGAACTGTTCCATTGTTGGTATTGTTTAAATCATCATTTTCAGTGTCAAAGTGTACCTTTGTTGGTACTGTTTCCCGACCTTTAACTCCGATCAAAAGATAGACTTTTACCTGCTTAGTTTTACCTTCGCGCTTACCAGTATCGATAATAAATCCGTCTTCAATTAACTCATCAATGATTTTTAAAACGGTCTTACGGTCCATTTCCGTGTCATCAACTAAACGAGCAATACTTGGATAGCATTCATGTGTTTCACCAGCTCGATCGGCTAGTGAAAGAAGGACTAATTTTTTGAGTGGTTTTAATGCTCCACCCACCTTTTGTTTTTGACGGGTTTTCCAAGCCCAAACTGTTGCATCTAGACTCATTTATCCCCTCTTCATTCAACTGAATGAATGTGCTACCCAAATAGCGGATCCGTTTAGCCCGATATAAACTTGAGATGATCGGGCCAGCATGAATAAGATAAATCCCATGTTTTCCATGCTCGTCAACCAAAGCCTGCATGAATTCATCACGTGTTACAGCAGCATTTTTTTCGTCACGGTTTTGGCGGGCTAAATTTTCCTTCCGTTTTTTCAACAAACCAGACAAAGTTCTTAATGCTGGTTCATGCCAGGATTGAATATGCTTTTGTTGTTGTTCAAAGGCACTCATGACACCTCCGCTAATGCTTGCTCAGCGCTTGTTAGTCGGCGTTTGGCGTTAAGTTCAGCAACTGTTGCTGTGCGGATTTCTTTTGAAGAAACTAGAATCAAATGATTCTCTGATTTAATGGTCCATAAACTAGTCAAAGTTTTGTTTTTAACTTCAAACAAATCATTTGATTTGAAAGTACGGCACTCTTTAGTAAGTACAACAACGTCACCAGATAGAAATTCTGGTAAGTTGTAATTAGCCGATTGATTTGCTAAATTGTTTTGCATATTCGATTCCTCTAGCAAGTAATTGAATTAACTAGCCTGATGGACAAGATCAGGCTTTTTCTTTCTTTACCTTAGAAATATAAGTTGCAGCTTCCGACTTAAGCGCCTCTCGAAGTTGGCGAATGTGGTTTTCCATTTCTTCTAAGATTTCTTCTGTATCTGCTAATTCCGCAGGTGTAACAACTCCATCCTCTAAAACTTTGTGGACCTGTTGATTGGTTTGGCCATTGTTAATATTTATATGTAGCAAGGTTTCAACAATGCTGACTTCATGGCCTTTCTCATCCACTTGATTAGCTGGCACTAGAACATAACCAAGCATGTGTGCCCATGCCTTAACTAAAGCTGGGTTGCGTGTAAACTGAATCATTGCCTCAAGCTTCTTAATACTTGGTAAATGGCTTTCCATATTTGGGTTTGCGTAATTAAGTACGCTCTTGTAAGAGTCACCAAGTACGTTTGCAATTTCTTGCGGCGTAACTCCTTGTGACTGGTGAATCATCTTGTAAATTGCTGTTTTAGCCTCTGGGCTTAAGTTGATTTCACTCATATGTGAATCCCTCTTTAAATTTCACGTATACGCACGTTTGCTAATTTGTGAGAATTAGCTCACGGATTGGTTTTGCTTCTTAAGGTTCTTGCGAACATATTCCCAGTTAATATCTGGTCGTAATTGTTCTGCCTTAACTTGACCCTGAGTAATTTCCTCAATTTTCAAACAGCGATCTTCTGGAATTTTCTCAGGATTCCATTTGCTAGCAGCCCAAGGTGTAACCCCTATTTTTCGAGCTAAAGCTGAGATGCTCCCTGCAAAAGTCACAGCGTTATTAAATGCTTCATGTGGAGTAGTCATAAATGACACCAAAAAACCTACTTAAAGTAGAAAGAAATATACTACCAAAAATAGAATTGGTGCAACTAAAAATTGATAGTAAAATTCTACCCACAGTAGAAAAGAAGCCTATTTTGATGGAAGACGCTAAATACAAAGACTTTGCGGACCGACTCAACGCATTGATGAAGGCAAAAGACTCTCCAATTAAAACTATCAATGAGTTAAAAAATGCTATTGGTGTTTCTTATGAGATGGCTCGTAGATATACACTCGGTTCTGCTAAACCAAGAATTGAAAAGCTACAAACATTGGCTGATATTTTTGGAGTGGAAATTAGTTACTTAGACCATGGCACTAAGTTGGACAATAATATTGATTTATCAGATAAAGTTGGTTTCGAAGGACGCAGGGTTCCAGTAATCTCTTGGGTTGCGGCTGGTTCATTTACACCGATTGAGACAGTTTTGAAAGATACGGAAATTGAAGAATATTTACCGCCAAATAAAAGATGCGGGAAAAATGGATATGCTTTAAAAGTAGTAGGATATTCTATGGCTCCAACCTTTCTACCGGGTGATAGAATATATGTGAATCCAGACATTCAAACATTTGATCTTAAAACAGATGATCTTGTAATTGTAGCTTGCGCTGGCGATTCAGAGGCGACTTTTAAAAGGCTTATCATTGAGGGCGAAGGAACAAGTAAATTCTTGGAACCATTGAACCCAGACTGGCCTGATAAAATTATTAAACTTTCCGAAGATTGCCGCCTTGTTGGAAAAGTGGTTGGCTTGTACCGAGATATTTATTGAATTTCAGCTTATTTTCTTTGAAACCAATTATTAATTTTTTACTTTAAACCCACTTTTTGTGGGTTTTTTATTATTTAAAACTAATAATATACAACTTTAAGTAGGAAATAATTCCTACTATGTATTGACTTAATTTCTACTTAAAGTAGTATTTGTCTCGTAGACAACAAAAAAGCACACCGCCCCTCCCCAGGTCCGATGTGCTTTTGCAAAACTGCGAGATCAATTATGAACGTAAAAACCTTTTCAAACAAGCATAAGGTAACTGGAGTTACAGCAATTGCTGTACTTGTAGCCTTGAGTTCTTGTGAATATCGAACTGCTAATTCTAGAGTCCCTTCTAATTACTCATATGAAAGCAAACAAGTAATTGCTTCTGAATATGAACTTTTAGGTATTAAGCAAACTGGTGAAAAAACTGGTGTAGCTGTTATCCGCATAGACGGCTTCAAACTAAACGTGAGCTTCGATTTTGACGGCGTAGCAGATAGTTATGGTGTAGCTGGATCTGACTTTACAGCGGCTGAAATTACTAACCTTGCTATTGAGTCAGTGACAGACTTAAGCGGCAAACCTTGGAATGATTTCACCAATCATGACGACCATAAAAACATAAATATTTTATTGGTTGGCTATATCGACCGTAATAAATGGTTGGAGGCAGCCTAATGAAAGATTATAACTGCCCTACTTGCAAGAAGATGATTCCTGTTGACCGTTCAAAAATCAAAGCTGGTGATGAGGTTTCATTTTGCAGAGTAACCCAATCTTCTAAATCTGCTCGTTTTTCTTCAAGAGAAGGAATTGTCGATTGCCGTGAAGGTGATGTGGTTTTGGTTAAATATCGCAAAGAAATTATTCCTTTAAATATTAAGGACGTCTCACCTGTAGATGCTCCTAGCCCGCTTACGTATGCCTTTGTTGGTACATGCGAATGTATGGAGGCTGAACATGTCTAATTTCAAAAAACACCCTGACGGCTACATGTCATTTTTAGGCCGTGATGATAATGGCCTCTACTCTGTTCGTATTGGCTGGCAAGTGTACGCATCTAATGCTAATGGCTCAGTTCTTTACAAAGTTAAAGACGGATTTAAGACGCCTTTAAATGTGTTCAGGTTCCAAACTGACTATCCAAAAGTTTGGAATGAACTCACACAAGAAATTGATTTCCAACGCAGAAAGCAGCTCGCAATAAAACTGCGTGAAACAAACATCCCTACTTATGACCGCAAAGCTTATAAAACTAAGCGCGGCTTCACTGGCTCTAGATGAGGATAAGAAAAATGACAGTTTTCTTCAAAAAGGCAGAACGCAAAAATGCGAAATTGCGCTTAGCTCTTGCTGGGCCTACTGGATCAGGTAAAACATTCACGGCATTAGTATTAGCTAAAGGTATCGGAGGCCGTATTGCTGTTGCGGATACTGAAAATAGTAGTGCTGAACTATATGAAGATTTGGTGGAATTTGAACACGCTAATATTCAGCCTCCTTACACTCCTGAAAAGTTTATTGAAGTCATCAAAGCTGCTGAAGAAGCTAATTTTGATACTTTAATTTTAGACAGCATCACACATGAATGGTCTGGTGTAGGTGGATGTTTAGAGATTGTTGATCAATTAACTTCTTCTACATTCAAAGGTAATTCTTGGGGCGCATGGAGCCAAGTAACTCCACGCCACCGTAAATTTATTGATGCAATGCTTCAGTCAAGCATAAATATCATTGTGACTATGCGCTCAAAGATGGAAACCATTCAAACCAACGATAACGGCAAAAAGAAAGTCGAAAAAGTGGGAATGAAGGCTGAACAGCGTGATGGCATTGAATATGAATTTACGACTGTTCTTGATTTAACTCATGACAATATTGCTGTCGCAACAAAGGACCGTTCCCGTTTATTTCTAGATCCTCGCCAGTTAGGTGAACATGACGGTGTTTTACTAAAACAATGGCTACTTTCTGGATCTGCAAATGCTTGTATTAATGGAAATCAATATTTAGAACTTGAGCATTTAATGTTGCAAGCGGGAATTGATATTGGAAATTACTGTGCAAAACGCGGTCTAAATAGCCTGCATGATGTAAAACAGCAAATTTATGAAGAGACTTGTGAAAGCATTAAAAAAATCATTCAACGTAATCATCTCGCTCAACAAGAGAACGAGCAACAACTCATCAAGCAGCAAGAACAGACTTTAGAAAACGAGTATCAACTCGCTTTGAAACACATCGAGTCTGCAATTCGTCTAAGCGACTTAGATTACCCGGCTAATTACTTCAAGGGAACTAAGTATGAACAAAACATTTTAAACGCATGTACAGCTAAATCAGATATGGAAGGATGGTCAGCATGAATAATCTAATCACTGCAGCTGAAGCATTTGCAGCTCTTCAAAAAGGTAAAACTGTTCTTTGTCGTCCTATTGGAGACATGTTGGACTTTTCTGACTTAGATCAATTCCCCGCTTCTGTTTTTGGTAAACCGGGTTTTGAATTCTGCATCAAAATCGAAACTATTGAGCTGGCTGGCATTACATTCACAAAGCCATTAACTATTGATGAGTATGAAGAAGGTCAGGATGTTTTTGTAATTACTACATATTCGCCTTCTATTTACGTCGTGAATTTTAAAACCACCGCATTAATTGAATCTATTAATAGTGGTTTTGTTCAGCGTGATGCCGAAAACGCCAAGCTTCAATTAAAAGCTTTTTCAAAAGCACTCGGTTTTGAAATCAACAATGAATTAAGTGTTATTCGTCTTGGTGAGGAACCTAAAAAACAGAGAGGCAAAAAATCAAAAGCAGAAAAGCCTATTGAAGTTATTTCTGCAGAAATTCAACCAACAATTGTTATTACCGAACAAACAAATGTCACCACATCTGAGGATCTATTAATTCCAGAAACTAACGAGCCTAAAGTAGATCCTGAATATCAGAAGGCATTAGATGCCCTTCTTCAGCGTGTAAAAGAATCAAAAACACCTGAAGAGGTAAATGCAGTTTATCGCTATACCCGTACTTGGACTGATAAACAAATGGAGCCTTTGCTACAAGCTACCCATAAACGTTTGTCAGAGCTTTCAGATAACAAACCTGCTGAGAGTGATCCGCCTTCGCTAATGGTCCAGATCCAGAACGCACCAGACCTTACAACATTGGATGCACTGGAAATAGACGTAGCTGCTTGTGATCCGCAGATTCAACCGAAGCTCATGGGCTATATAAGAAAACGCCGCTTTGAATTAGAAAATCCAGCAGTTTCTCAACCAGAAGTAGAGCCTGATTATCTATTAGTGGATGGCTTCTAATATGAAAGATCAGTACAAGAAAGTAAGCCAAAAACACATGCTTGGTTTTATGTACTGCTTGCAATTGCTGGGCTACGTAATAGTCCGGCAAGGCATGGATCAAGCAATGTTTCTAACAAAGCATTATGCGGTACCAGTCGCTTGGCGCCGCATAACGATCGACTATCACAACCGGTTAAATAAACCCGCGCAGCAGCTTTATAAAGAGTTTGTTGAGTGGACTAAAGAAGAATATTTGAGGGCTTAGGTAATGATTGATTTAAAAACTAAACAAGCATTTTGGGCTGAGCAATTGCCTATTTTTAAAGAAAAATATTGGATTCCCGAACATTTAGATGTCCTCGAATTCGATATGAATGGCGGCTGTTTTGATATTGCTGAAGGTGTCAAAACTGATCTAAGTGAAGAAGACCTTTTTGATGTTTACCATCGTGTAAATAGTGGTTGGGCAATGTGGAAGAAAGCCGTAGATTTCATGAAATCCAAAGTTCCAACGTGGATTAGCGTGACTGATGAATTGCCACCTACTGACATAATGGTACTTATTTGTTGGGCAGATGCTCCTGATGTCACCCCAGAACAAGACTATATGACTATTGATGAGGATTTAAATAGCGTATGGGCAAACTATCAAAATGATCCACCTTCACATTGGATGCATTTTCATAGTGTGCCAAACGTATCGGGAGCTGAACAATGAGCAAAGTTATTGGTGAAGTTAATTTGAACCCTAGCCGTATTGAAGGTACTCCGGATCAGGTGGCTCTTCATATTTTTGAAGAAATCATTTGTCCAAGTACTGAGGAGCTTCTCAAAAACAATCCGGAAGCTGCAAAAGTTTTTGCATATCACATTTTTGGTTTAGCACTGTCTCAACTAGCAGAGTTTCATTCAACCAAAAGTCTAGATAAAGCTGTAACCGTTACTTTGCATAACCTTTTGCGCCAACTGAACAAAGAACGTAATGAATTGAAAAATTAAGGAGGTTCAAATGTCTTGGTATTCTTTACGACAACTCGCTAAGGAACTTGGTATGGCTCCAAATACATTTAAAAAATATTATTTGGAGAAATTCCCGCCAGATCGAGAGTCAAAAACTTATAAGGGATGGACTTCTCAATCTGTAGCAAAAATTAAAACTGCAATTCAAGGCGCTAAATAAGCGCCTATATTTAAATCGTATTTTTAAATTCACTTAACTCTTTTATCCATTTTTTTGATATCAAGATTATTTCAACTAGGGAATCAATTAAGTGTTCAGGATAAAATATTCTTTGCTCTTCAAAATATTCTGTGAATTCACGAATATTTCCATGCATTAGATCATTTCTTAGCTTAATTAGATTGATCTTTTCATCATTTGTTATTTTTTTATGAAAATCTTGTTCATTACTAAAAGCTAGTGCTGAAATAGGTAAACCTTTATTTTTAGCATCAATAATCATCTCTTTATTCATAATTTTATTTACATACAATCTATCTTCTTCACCATCACTCATCAAATGAAGTGTCGATCTTAAAGAAGACTCTATTCCACATATTAGGCTTAATAAAGCAGGAAGAAAATGTCCATTTATATAGGCTTCAAGACCTTCGATAAAGTACCAGTGAAATTCTGCACCAGAGTTTTTTTGAATAAATTCATTTTTATATCTCAATTTCAAGCATTGAAAATCAGCCATTCGTGAATAATATTCTTCAATATTTAAAAAATTGTCTGGATCTAGGTTATCAATTGAACTATTTATAATATCTTCATATACATATGAATTACCCAGTAGCTTTATAAATTCAACTTCATCTTTACATCCAATAATTGTGTAATCAGCTTCTTTATTCATTAGTCTTTTAACCATCCTTCCACTTCATTTGCATACCAGGTCATAAGTTCCACACGCTCATCCCAATATTCAGCACGGTTATATATTTTACTTGTCTTATCCGCTTTGGTTGATTTGTTCACGTGTGCAATTTGATAATCGATAACCTCACCACGGAACAATTTGCTTTCATTAGCATGGGTCGAGAACAATGAACGAAAACCATGGGCAACCATTTTGTCTGTGTAACCCATTCTTTTAATCATTGTAAGAACTGATTCAGATGTCATATTTTCATAAGGTTTTCCACGTTTTTTAAATATGTACCCGTCATCTGTTTTGACGCTCTCGAGCTCCCTAAACAAGGCATAAATTTGTGGTACCAGTGGGACCATTAATTCTTTTCTTTTTTTCATCCTCTCTGCAGGAATTATCCAGACTTTATTTTCAAAATCTATCTCTCCAGTATCCCACCTAGCTTTTAACAATTCTGTTATTCGGGTTCCGGTATAACAAACTAAAAGCATGGCCATTTTTACTATTGAGCTAGAATGACTCGCTTTCATGCGCCTAAAGAATTCTGGCATTTCACTCACAGGTAAACAAGGATGGCTGTCAGATTCATATTCTGGTATTACATCTTCTACCAATGTACATGGATTACGATCTGTATAATCTGAGGCAATTGCAAAATCAAAAACTTGCTTACCAAGTCTTAATGCTCGGCTTGCTGTTTCTAAAGTACCCTTTGCAACAATTTCTTTAATTTTCTTCGAAATGTGCTTTCTTTCAACTTCATTAATTGGAAGATTTTTAAAATCCTCAGTTAGATATGCAAGTCGATATTCGACTGTGTCATAGTATTTTTTGCTGGTCCATTGTGATTTCATGATACTCAACCATTCCTCAACCACCTTATGGACTGGTGGAGAATTGGCGACCTTTCCCTGATATTCTAATTTTAATTGTCTTGCTTGTTGGCGTGCTTCTTTACATCCCATAATAGGGTATTCACCCAGCATCTTTTGATTTTGCTTTCCATTTTGGCGATAAGACAAAACCCATTTCTTTTTCCCATTAGGAAAAACGGAAATGTTTAATCCTTCCCCATCTGCTACTGAATATCTAGATTCTTTAGGTTTTAATGACTTTACTTGGGCATCCGATAGCAT